CTCAAGGGGGTGCGTGCTTGAACTTCTGACCATTCTGCCGAAATTTCGTGACAAGCCCTTCACCAATCTCCTCTGCATCTGCAGTTGAGATATGTGTGTGGCGCATGTCACGTGACTTCACCAGGTAGTTGGTCAGTCGTTTATTAACCTTTCCAAACGACCAATCAATTAGACGGCATATTTTCTTCCTGTCTCTGCTCGAGTAACATAGTGACTCCTTTACGAGAGGCTTCAGTAGCTCACGCTGCTGTCGCTCAAGGCGAGCATGCTTAGTAACAGACTCATCATAGCTGATGGTTCCACCGAGTGAGTCCCAACCCCTTTTTGCATAATTGAGCGCCACGCGTTCTATCTTGCTCTTAGGGTAGTTGGTCTTTCGAGGTACTTTGCCTGCAAACCTCATGGGTACTTCAGCTGTTTCTGCAATTCGTGTCTTGATGTCTTGAATCGGAACTGAGTCCTTTGTGGCTCTTATTGCTTTTTCAGACGTCAGTGCATCGAGCGCATCACTGTAGTCTCCCATGTCTCTGTAGGAGGTCTTAGGCTGCCCATGTTTTACATAAGCAGCCAGCTGGCCCCAGCTAGCCTGACCACGTCCGCATCCACCCACTTGAGCCGGTCCCGAGAGCTTGCTCTTTAAGGCACGGCGAGCTGAGTCATCAGCGAACCGGATCATTGCCTTAGGCACTCGTGCGAATTTAGATACTATACCACTGGCACGCTTCTGACGCTTCACCTCTTTCACATATTCTGATAGGTCAATACCAGTCGCCCGTTCATTCGGTCGATCTGTGACGCTATCGCGATTGAGGCTACGCCGAAGAGCAGCCTGACCTATCGGGAGGATCTCCATTAACTTGGCGACCTCCAGGTACTTCTCAGGGCCCTTCATCTGCTTTCGTATGTTTGCTGCGACCTTAGGCGACACATAGCTGTCGAGGTCCTCTTTTGGACCATCCACCTTGAACCAACGTGTCTCAAGAAAGTTTTCACAGAAAACCCCATATCGTTTGCCTGCAAATGATTTTGAGCGGTTGACCGAATAGGTCAGCTTCTCTTGGTTTCGCATGAATTGTGCTTGTTCTTCGCATGTCCCGAGAAGTGCCGTGTCATCTCCCATGATGGCCAGTCTCTTGTTGTCGACCCCTGCCCTGAACGCACAGTAAGCTAGCTTGAGGCACATCAGGTGCCAACCGAGACCGATTCCCATGTGCGACGAGCGCTTTGTCAGCGCTGGTCCTCCCTCAGCCCCTATATCCATTTGGGGCCCGAGCAGCAGGTGTCCTGCTTTCTGTTCGGCGGGGGTATAGTGTTCCATTTCGCTAATAATTTTCCAAGCGTATTGGTTCACCTCATGTGTATCGTGACCGGTTGCATCTGAGAGGTCTGAACAGCAGAGTGACATAGGTGCTTTCGTTAATCCGTAAAGCACCAGCCCGCTATGATCGCGGGTCTGGATCTCACGCAGGCATCTTGACACACGTGCAAGTTTGCTAGTCAGATTTCTTGCAACATTGGTGGCGGCAGCGTCGTGTAAGGAAGATACCCGTACTTTTGCTTTAAACTCAACTTGGGCGTTCGTTCGCATGTTTGATAGTGAGCACTCAGAATACCTTTTGTCTGTTTCTTCTTGATTCATGTGTGGCGGGCACAACTCGGCAAGGCACTTTCTGTATAGTGTCAGGTCGTCCAGTGCTTCATGGTGGCGGTTAGCGTGTCCTTGACAATGACATGTTGATGCTATCATGATGCCCTCGCTTGGGGACAGGAGTTCGTTCAAGGAAGAGATGTAGCTTTCTCTCTCTTCCGCCTCAAGCCTTCTATATTTGCACTGCAGTGTGTTCTCTTCTTGGAGGAAGTCGTCGCTTTCTGGATCACCGATAGACTTAATTGTCCTGACGTTCTCTAGCAAGCCTACTTCCTTGAGCATCTCACTGTACCTGACATATATTTCATTAGAAGGTTCATGAGGATCGTTTGAGGCAGGTACTAGGAATCCAAGATTGGTATCAGAAATTTTCTCTGGTGGCCATTTCCTTTGCTTGTCCCTCTCGATGCGATCTAGAATTTCTGTCTGCAGAGTACGTTCGTGCAGCTGCTTGTAGATCATGTCG